CGTCAGCCATAGATATACCTTCAAAGATAGTCTTAAATACTTCGTCACCATCTTGTTCTGTAGTCATTTGTAGAGCTACACGGAACGCATCTATACTATTCTGTACTTCTGCATCAATTTGTTCTGCTAATTCTTTTCCTGACTTTCTTAAACGTGAATCACCAATTTCTGCTAATTGTTGAGATGCTTCATAAGCTGATATTTTTCTTAGTCTTAAACCAGCAATTAGTTTTTCTACCATCTGCTGAGCTGGACCATCAATATCTTTTAGGTCAGCTATATTAGCTAGTTCTCTAGCAGTAATACCAGCATCTCTTATATCATTAAACAGAGATGTGTTTACCATATCTAAGGCTTTGATGTACATAGGCTGCATGTACTCACCAACTTTCTTACCTTTCTTATCGTATATTGGTCTTTGTTTTTTAGTAAACTTTTTAAAGAAATCTGCTGTACTTACGTCACTTGTATTTCTACCTTCATAAACTGCTCTAAACATATCAAGGTCCTCACCAATACTATCTTGCAGTGTTTTGCCTGCACTTCTAGCACTAGCTTCTAGTTCCTTAATAAATCCTTGACTTCTAAAATTACCTAAAATTTCTTTTATAACGTCTTCAGATTCACCTGTACCTTTAGACATTCTATCAATCTGAGTATTAGAAAGCAAAGAACCTGTACTACCTTCTTCAGCACCCCATTCTTTTTTCATGCGTTTCATATCTTTATTGACTTTAGATGCACTACTGTTAGAAGTTGTAGCTCCTTGCCAAGGGTCAGCAATAGGTTCGTTCTTTGGTGCTCTAAACCCGGGGTCTTTCATCTGGGCTTTAGCTTGTTCTCTTTTTTGTACTTCTATACTCTCTTTTCTTGAACCAGTTATTTTTTCAAACTGTTGTCTAAGGGCAGCAATGTCTTCTCCTGCTGCTGCTTTTAATTCACCTCTAGCATCATATACTCTTTTAGCTGCATCAGTGACAGGTTTTAAATCTTCTTTTAATGCAGCACCTAGTTCTCCTCTAGCATCATAAACTGCTTTTGTTTTGTCACCTATTTGTTTACCAACTTTAATACCAGTATCAGCTACAACTTGTGCACCTTCTTTACCTTGTCTAAGTAACAAATCAGCTAGTGGTGTTATCTTAAATAAAGTTGCATCAAATACAGCACCTATACCCATACCTTCAACAATATGTCGTAGCTTATTTAAAGCTGGGTGATCTCCATCTTTTGTAGCTAAAGCTGAATCAAGCCATGGATATTTTTTAGCTAGTACTCCTGTTAGGTTATCTTCAGATTCATTCTTTTTTACAAGATCATAACGCAAACCATAACCAGCACCTTCTATCATATACTTACTTAAAGTTTTTGTGTTCTTTACCTTCGTAGCAGCATCTATTGCTTTTTTGGCTTGCATTCCTTTCTGAACTGCACTTGTAGCTTTTGTTCCCAGTGATAAGGCTTGTACACCTTTACCGATACCACCTGTTACATAAATAGTACCAATAACATCTGTAGCACCTCTGACTAAACCACCCCACCATGTTTTTGTTTCAATAGGGTCACCGTCACCATACATAAACTGGTCCCACTCTGTCTGATAACCTTCCTCTGTTTTCCCTTCCTCTTCCATCTCACCATTAAAAAAGTCAATAACTCTTTCTGGTGTAGTGATGATGTTAGAAGCAATATCTCTAGCTCCAGCTCCAAGACCAATTAAAGTATCTGCTGCATATGTTTGTACAGTTGGGTTTGTTGCTACTTTTGTAATAGCTTTGTTTACAGGTTGATTTGCTATATTTTCTTTAACCTTTTCACCAAAGCCTTTCTTTGCTTCTTCAGGTATAGCCTCTTCAGGTACTTCCTGTTCAGCTTCTACTATTCCATTTTGGATGTCAGCAGCTACGATATTTTGTACTGCCTTTTGTGTGTCCTCTTCGGACATACCCGTACCAGAAATTCCTATCTCTAGTGTAGGGTCAAATTCTTCATTCATAGTTACCACGGTAATTATAGCCTAAGAAAAGGCTAGTAATCCGCAGTTACTGGTCCTTTCTCATTAAGCCTTTTTTGTTATAAATAGAAGTTTTTACGTTCTGTTCTCCTTGTCCTTCGTCTTCGAGTCTAGCTCTTGTTATACGAGAACGTGTAGGATATTTGTAAATAAGATTTAATATTTTATCATTTTTTGTATTTTCTTCAGGAGTATCTGTCACCTCTTCTCCATAATACTTTAACTGTGAGTTAGCTAAATCAATAGGATTAACTCCTATTCTCATAGCTAGGTCACGATAATAATCTGGTATATCTTTAGATTGTTTTAATGGTGTTTGACTCCACATCAATAACTCTTGCTGTGATGTTTTGTCTACATTTATTTTCTGTTTTTTCCACTGACCATTAGAAGATTGTTTCATACCATTCTGAATACTTCTACTATATGTATTATCTGATGGGTCAAGATCAGGACTCATCATAGCGTTGACTGTCCTTTCATTTCTTAATACTTCTTCTACAGCAGCTTTACCAGCTCTCATACCATCTTCAGGTCTACCTACAATTTGACCGTCTCTTACAGTAGCTTGTTTGTAAGCATTGTTAAATACTTCTTCTAGACCAGCATATAAATTTAGCCACTCTACTGAAGCAGTTTCTGTACTTCCAAATGTATCTCCTGTTCCTTCGTCAGTGTATGCCTTTAGAAATTTAGCTGCTGAGTCATGTAAATCTGTTCCCGGTACAAGCGCACCTGAAGTAAGTATCTTATCTTTGTATTTATTAAAGACTTCAGTACTTACATTTTCCATTTCAAAATCATACACACCACCTTGGTAGCGTATAGATTGTGCAATCATATCCTCTGCAACATCATCAGGTAAATGACCTTTCAAAGCATCTGATAATTCTATAGGTACATAACCATCATACTTATCTTTAAAGATAGAATACATTTGTGCCTTTTGTTCGTTAGTAGGAGATTTCATACTCTTTATAACATCTAAATCAGCAGCTATAGAATTTTCTTTAGCTTCGTCTCTAGCATCTTGACCTAGTTTAGCAGCACCAGCTAGTTCACTTTCTAAACCAGCCCACTCTTTCCAAGAACCCATTGTCTTAATAGAACCATCACGAGCTGTTATTTCGTGATTAACTATAGACATAGCTTCTGTATATGAAATAGCATTTTGACTAACTAGATCAACTAAGTTTTCTTTAAATGCTCTTCTACCAGCACCTATAGTTGTTCTGTTTCTAGCTGCATATCTAGCAGCCCAGTCGTGTGCTAGTTGATGTCCATCTTCGGGATTAGCAGTAACAAAACCAGTCTGTATCATTTTACTATCAGAAAGTGCTAACTCTGTTTGGTAATTAGCTTCTCTTTCTACAGCTTGTTTTTTTCTACGCATGTCATCAAACTTATCTATTTCTGGTTTGACAACAGTAGCTACCAGTGCTGGATTTAATCCTGCAAACTGTCTAGCATACTCGAACTTAATTTTTGTATCTAAAGCTGCTTGTTCTTGTGGTGATAGATTATCCATATGTCCAACAGACACTGGTTTTCCATCTCTAATAACATCTATCTTAGTAGTTTCGTAGGCTTGATAAACATACTGATCGTAATCTTTAGCTTTTTGTAAAGCATATTGTTCTGCAACCATATACCTTTCCCAGCCAGCCATCTTACGAAATTCATTAGCGGTAATACTGTCACCGGTTTCGGCTTCTAGTTTAGATGCAAACTCTTGTGTAGCTAAATCATCTTCAAACAGTTGATCTCTCTCACCTCTAAACTGTGCTTCAAGTTCTGGACTAACACCTCTAGTAAGAATTTCTAAAGATATTTCTGCCTCTCTATCACTTCTATATTTTTCTTGTTTCTTTTTTAAGTAATCACCGAAAGTAGAAGAAAGATCAGCTAAACCTTCATACATTTGTTGATCTTGTCTTAGCTTATCTTCATTAACCTGTTTTAGTTGGTTAAAGTATTTTTCTTCACTTTGTTGTATTTGTCTGTCAGATTTTTCTTGTTCGGGAATTATGTCCACGATTTTTTCTGGGTTTACTGACTGACCCGTTATATTAAATTGTGGAATCATAATTAATATAGATTTAAATTACTGTACTTTGAAGTATCAAAATTATAATTAGTATTAAAACTATAATCATATTTACCCGGAGGGGCGAAACTCAAATTCTGTTTACCCGGAGTTACTGGCATCTCATTTAAGTTTGCAAATTGTTTTTGAAGAGCATCCATAGACTTAGTAGCTTGTGCACCTTCTAAACCAGCACCTAACGCTTGACCCATACCTAACATAAGTGTCATACCTACGTTGCCCATGACTGGTGGAGGTGGGGCAAAGTCTGGAATAGGTGCTACCGCTACTTTACTAAATGACTTGTTAAGTTCACCTTTCAGTTGTCTATTAGTATCTGCCATAACTTCTTTAGCATCAAACCTAGCAGTGGCTAAAGCTCTAGATCGCATAGCTTGACTCAGACCAAATTGACCTTGATTCATAACTAATTGTCTAGTAAGTGATTTACCTCTTATACCACGTTCAGCAGCAGAGGCTTCTATCATACCTTCGTTAGACAGCATCTTTTTAAAGTCTTCTTGATTCTGCAAAATAGCTGATGCTCTAGCTCTATTTAATTGTATATTTGTTCTTGTATAAGCACGTTGAGCTGCTATATTTGCTAGGTCAACTTCTTGTGCAAATTGAACTTGTTTACTTTGATATGTAGACCTAGTCTGCATCCACTTACGTTCTCTGATCTTAAGTTGATGTTGGTACTGTCTACGTTTTTCTTTGTTCTGTTGGGCTACACCCATTGCGTTCCCAACCGCTCCTACGGCTGGTCCTATTGCTGCTACATCGCACACGGCAAAACTCGATAAAGGATAAATTATTTGGTCCGTAGGTTAATCTTCTAAGAAATTTAAAACCTAAGAACTTGAGTAACTTTAAATGGACTTTGTTTCTTTCGTCAACAATATTCCACAGTAACTCTTCTGGTCTGGATTCAATATACCTTTTTGCTTCTCTAGCAAAGGTATGGGGATAGTCATAGATTGCTGGAGTGCATAACATCCAGATTTGTCCACTTCCGTGAACCCCTGCCATGCCTGCCAACTCTCCGTTTGGTACCTCGAAATAAACTGAGTCGCAGTTATGAAACCCTACGACTAATGAGTTTAAAGGGTCATGTCCATGACCTTCTGTAACCTCCCTATAATCAGCAGGGAGTAAATTAGAAGCCACACGAAGTGCAGCTTCCAATGTTGCTGGGTGAATGTATTTAGACACGTTGATAAAAATTATTATTATAAACGCCTTCCCATGTTAACGTATGAACGTTAGCAGGAGAGGGGTGGGTTGATTTAATTATTAAAGTAGCGTTTATATTTCTGTCATATATAGGGACTGTTCTTAATATATTATCTTCAAACACACCTGTAGAGTTAGCTAGATATTGGTTAGCTGGAGTTACTTCAAATAATTCTGTATAATCTGATCTACCTATTCTTTGTAGTGTAGTTTCATAAATACCTACAGGACCAAATCCAAGTTTAATTCTATGTAATATAGTATTAGCTCTTGTATCAGCTCTAAAGTTTTCTCCAGTTCTAGTTACATAGTAGATAGTAGGCATGGTAATTGACATAGTATATAGATAACCTATATAAAAATCTTGTCCTGTCCAGTCTCCGGATATCTCTAAATTATTACCATTAACTGTTACCTCTGCATAGTTACCAATAGCCAATGCTGGATTAGCAGGGTCATCTATATCATATGCTGCTATCTGACCTACACCGTTTAAACCAGTTGGTTTTGGAAATGTTGTTTTACCACCACTGTATGCACTAGCTGCTAGAGCTGTTACAGGCATTAAGTAGTCCAGATGCACTCTGTCATCATTTAAAGCAACAGTATTACTATCCATTCTTATAGAAAACTTTAACAACTCACGTTGAGAATTATTTTCTATCACTACAAACAAAGCATCATCTTGCATACAATGATACTTAATAGTTCCCGGTAATGTCCATCTAAACCAAGAAGCTAGTTTTCTTTCTGTAATCTGGTCAAAATATCTGTAACCATACAAAGTACTTGTACCTTCTTCGCTAAATAATATAATAGAGTTTTCTCTAGAGTTACTAATTAAAGCTAGATCTTTTTCAAATAACGTAGATACAACTGCACTTTGTTCTATAACTTGTGGTTCACCTTCTCTCTGTACCTGTGCCATTTCAAAGAATCTAGAATGCTTACCAGCATTGTCTAAGAAACCAATCGTAGTACCAAGAGAAATAGGATTAGTTTTAAAGTTAAAATTATAAGTAGAAAGC